AGACGAAGAAGGCCTCTCTCGGCTTGCCGTCGGGCCAGCGCATGAAGTGCCCCCGCTCCTGCTCCCGGAAGGAGAGAAAGTCCATGTGTCCGCACTGCGGGCACGGGACGTAGTAGCGCCGCTGGTCTCCCGCCTCGAACATCTCCGTGATGCGGCTGTTGCCCGCCACGAGCGGCGTGCTGCCCGCGATGATCTTCCGGTCCCAGTAGTATTCCGTGCGCCGGATGCCGAGCTTGATCTGGTCGCCCTCAACGCCGGCGCTGGGCGGGTAGCCGTCCACCTCGTCGAAGAGAACGACCTTCCTCGACACGCGTCGGAAGCCGCGGCCGCTGTTGGCGCCGACGACCGACAGTGAGCCGCCCGGAAATATCTTGTGGAGGATGGTGTTGTTCGAGTCCCGAGACGACCGGTCGGGCATCAACTCGGCGAGCGCCCGGCAGTCGCGCAGCATCGGCGCCAGCTCCTCCTTCGAGTAGCCCTCCGCGTCCTCGACCGTCGGCTGCACGACCATGATCGGGCACGGGTCCATGTGCATGTAGTAGCCGACCGTCGCGTCGAGGATCTTGGTGTAGCCCACGCGAGCCGACTTCATCACCGTGACCTGCTCGACACCCGGATCGCTGATCGCGTCCATGATCCCGCGCTGGTACGGGATCGTCCTCCACCGTCCCGGCTCTGCCGCCGACTCGGCCGAGAGGTAGAAGTATTCGTCCGCCCACTCGGAGAGCTTCAGGCGCTTCGGCGGGCGCCACGCCGACGCTGCTTCCGCGGCGACCTGGTGGGCGCTCGCTCCGCCGGCGACCGCTGGCGCGAGCTCAGCCAGGGACCACCTCGTCCGCGCTCAGTTCCTCTGCCAGTTCTTCGAGCGTCTCCCGGACCAGGGCATCCACCGCTGCCACGTCCCGAACGCTGAGACTGGGCAACTGCTGCTTCACCCTCGTCGGGATCCCAAGGAGCTTGGTGCGGCACCGGGTGTAGACGTCGATCAGCTTGGACGTCATCTCCTTCGCGTCGACGACCGCGTTCGAGCGTTCGAGGAAGTCCATCTCCGCAATGCGGGCCTTCCAGACCTTCTCCGCGGCAGAGGCGTCCCCAAGGGACATCCCCAGGTACACCCGCTCGTCGTCGCTCTTCGTCGGCCGACCTGGTCCCGCTGGCCGATCCGTGCCGCGCTGTTTCACGTAGCCCGGCGCCTTCGAGAGGTCGGTGTTCGCCTCCCACTCCCGGTCGGCAAGCGTCGCGTCCCGGATCTTCGGCTGGCCGTTGACCCGAGCCACGCTCGCGACCAGGCGGCCAGTCTTCACCGCGTTGCTCACCGCCATCACCGAGACGCCGCGCATCTTCGCGTAGGCGGTGAGGGACATCGGAGCGGAGGTCTTTTTTCGCTTCATCGGGCGGTCCGCTTCTTTGCCCGCTGGCGCCGTGGGGCGCGCGGAGGGTAGTGCATCGGGACGTGCGGCCACGACAGGCCGAGCGCAATCTTTCGCGTGGTCTTCGTAGCGAGACCGAACCTACCCGCCACCGCGACCACGCCGACCCCTTCTGCGTTCACGAGACGTCGGATCACGTCGACCTCCCCGGGCGTGAGCTTGCACCTACCGTTTGCTGTTCCCTTTTTCGTGGCCCTGCGTTCCTTCTCCATCATGTCGGACATATTGTCCCGGTGCGTCCCAAGGAATAGATGGTCGGGATTCACGCACGGTGGATTGTCGCAACGGTGAAGCACGAAAAGGCCGTCAGGGATCTCGCCGTTCGTCTCCACCCACGCCAGTCGGTGCGCGATGACGTGGCGCCAGCGGCCGTCGACCTTCACTCGAAGGTCTCCGTACCCGCCCTTGATCGTCTTGCCGGTCCAGACCCAGCAGCCCCCGGGGCCACGTTTCTCGACCTGAGACCAGTCCATTTCGCCTCCTCGTAAATAGCTGAGTGAAATCAACCCTAGGCCTTTATCGCGCTCGTCAGCACCCGCATATGCCGGGGGGGCGTAGAAATTATTAACTGGGTGGGGGCGGGCAGGTAAGAGGGCGGGAGGGGGTGCCTCCCTTGACTGTGCGTGTAACGGCAAGTGTCGCGCCATATGCCTTGCCATTGTGCACTGTGGGTGTGTGCACGATCAGGAGCGCCTCATCTGGCGGGCGAACGTGGAGCGGAATACTGACTCGCCACGCTGCAGAACAGGGGCAGCGTTCTTGGCTAGGGCACTGGAGATTGTCGCAGTGAACAGTTCATAGATCGGCTGGCGCATCTTCCCGGCGTACCTGCCCTTGCTTGCGATACGCTTAGGACCGCGGCGCATGAACACCCCCTTGTGCCCGCTCTGCATGGTCGCGATGAAGGCTGCGTTGATGATTGAACGCTTGCCCTTTGTCACCTCGACGCTGACTCCCGCCCTGGTCTGCCGTGCACCAAAGGCGATCAGGGGTAGGGGCTTGCCCTTGGCTACCAGACTCCAGATCGGCTTGCCCGTTGGGAAGACCATCGACAAGGCAGTGTCGATCTGGCGTGCCTGGATGCCCTTGGTCTCGCGAATGCGCCGGGAGCCTTCTGCCCGCATTGCCCGAAGGGCGCTTGAGCCAGCCATGTTCGTTGCGCTCTGGATTGACGAGAGAGTGGCTTTCTCCCACTTCACCATGCCCGTCAGGTCGCAATGGACTGTCAGTTCCATGACTATTTCTCCTCCCGCGATCTCTCTCGCTCGAAACGTCCACCAGGTCCTGCGCCCTGCCAGGTCATGGGCGCGTTCGGATCGAGGCGCTCTCGAACGGAGCGCCCCTGGGCGCATGTCCGCGTGTCGCAGAGCGGGTAGTCCGTCCCCTGCCCTCTGCTGGCCTGCTGGGTGCGCTGGAGGTCGGTAACTCGCTGGCGCGTGACGCAGATGCAGGCCGGGAGCGCGGTGACGTTCAGGCGTTCGCAGTGGATGGTCAGGAAGGCGAAGAGGAGCTGCGTGGACGGCGGCGCGTCAACGCGCAGGGGTGGGCGCTTGAGCGAGCGCAGGATGGCGAGCGTTCCCGACCTGTCCCCCGAGACGAGGAGGACGGTGGCGCGCTGTATCTCTCGTCGCTCGGTCGCGTTCACGGGTGGCGTGGGGCCTCCCGAGTGGAGTGCCCTGCTGCTACGGGGTCTTGACCCGGGTGCGTGACGATCGGCTCGTGCGCCTCTTCCCAGGCGGAGGCGTCGACGAGCTGCAGGACCTCGACCTCGACGCGGGGACGGAGCTTGTCGACGGCCCGGTCTACGGTGTAGCGCCGTACCTGGCGATCGTTGGCGAGGAAGCCGGCGCCGGGGCGATTGAGCTTCGGGCGGGAGACTTCGAGCGAGTCGAGGATTGCCTTCACCGGCGAGTCCGTGTCTGGGCGCTCGGAGTCGAAGACGACGCGGATCCGAACCTCGACGTGCGCGGTGGTGGTGTCCCAGCGTGAGCGCTGGCGGGCCTGGGCGCCGTAGGCGGCGAGCTTCACGGCGAACGCGCGAGCGGCGGGTGTCTTCGTCCAGGAGCCCACGCGGGAGCCGGATCGGTTCTGCCCCGCGGGCTTGCCGGGGACCGAGTACGCAACTCTCACGGCAAGACCCGTCGGCTACGCGGCGAGCAGAAGTGCCACGCCGTGCCGTGGTCGGTGATGCGCCAGGTGCCACCGCATCGGTCGCAGGTCTCTCGCTGGCGGCGATGGAGCTCAGACCAGACGAAGGCCAGGACGGCGATCAGGAGGAGCCACGCGAGGCCCAGGACGGCGAAGTGGCGAGGGAGCGAGTCGAGCCAGGCGAAGAAGGCGGTCATGGCTACGTCCCCTCCCCTGCGGTAGCGAGCTGCGGCTCAGCGGCCTGGATCTCGGCCAACGTCCTGCCCTGCTCGTCTCGCCAGACCTCGGAGCGCGGAGCGTCCTGCCATGCGTCCTGGGGCGCGGCGTTGCGGCTGGCTTCCTGGAGTGGCCCGACGAAGTACCGGAGCCAGCGAGGCTTGCTCTTGGCTCGGGTGGCCGCCTCGGCTGCTACTGCGACGGCGCGCGCCAGGCCGAGACGGGACACCTCGGCGTCGAGCATGGCTCGGGTGGCCTCGGCCTCTTCGGGACGGGATAGGCGCATCCAGTCTCGAGGGACGACCATCCGGTCAGCCAGCACGTCCCGGAAGGTTTCCCAGGCGGCAGGCGCCGCGCCGGCGGCTTGCTGCTTCTGTCCTGACTCTGCTTCTGACTCTGCTTCTGCTTCGCTATGTTTTGCCACAACAACCGCATCCGATTGCGATAGCAACCGTATGCGTTTGCCATGCTTGTTTTTCTCTTTGTCCCAACGGGAGGTTGCGCCACGCTTCCCAGCCTCGCCGCGCTTCTCTGCCAGTTTTTCGGCCCTCTCGCGCTCCTTTTCGAGCCTCGGAGAGGTGAGGCGGCCGGGGTGGTCTGGATGGTCTACGAAACGGCTCCCGATGGCCGACCAAAGCGACCGCATGGCCGAGCCATCGACATGCAATAGCTTTGCTATGGAGGTCTGGTCTCCCGGGATCGAACCCTCCCGCCAGGCGATCAGGATGAGCGTGAACCAGGCGCCCCGTTCCTCCACCGTCCAGCCCTGGAAGTGCTCATCGGACAGGGTCTCGGCGGCGTAGATCTTGAACCACGGCAATCCACTCACTGGGCAGTCCCCCGGATGACCTTCTTGCGGTGGTTGATGACCTTGCGCGTACAGCTAGGACGAGTGCAGACCCGGCGCCGCCGGCCGCGACGGACCTGGTCGAAGGTCACGCCGCAGGACCAGCAGGTGAGCCGCCATGGCGGGAGGGGTTCAGGTGTCGACATTCGCCCCGCCGCCCGTCGCCGCCACCCGGTACAGAGAATCCGACCTCGACAGCAGCTCGACCTGGACGTGCCCGCTCTTGCGGAGTTGGGCCATCACGCGCCTGACGCTGTCCGGCGCGCATTCAATCTGCATTGCAATCGTATTGGTCGGCTCCGCGAGGTGGAACGTCCGGCCCCGGTTCGCCTCGCACCACGCGATGATCGCGAGCGCCAGGCGGGACTCGACCCGGGCGAGTTCACGGTCCTGATCGGAAGCCTTCGGCGCGACGACCGGCGGCCGGTAGGCGAACAGGGGCAGCTCGCCGTGGGATAGGTCGGGGCGAGTCACGGCGACCCCCTAGAAACCCCGTATATGGTGACCAAAAAAAGGATCACGGCTCCCCCAGGATCTTGGTCAGGTGCTCGCGCATCTCGATCAGCTCGCTGCGGAGGCGCTTGTTCTCGGCAGCCGGGTCCGGCTTCTTCTCGATCGCCTCGCATCCCGACAGCGCGCAGAGGCCGCCGACAAGGACGCGAGCTCGGTCGAGCTCGAGGACGGCGGCGATGAGGCCGGGCGGTAGGTTCCCCTCCCCGTCCAGCACGCGCGTCACCTGGGCATGGTCCACGCCGGTCTCATCGGCCAGGCGGGAGCGGGAGACGCCGTTCTCGCGCATGGCAACGTTCACGAGGTGGAGGATTCGGCGCCCGTTCTCCCGGTGGTGGGACGAGACGGGTATGAGGGGCAGCTGCTGGTCGTTCGGTGGGGCCTTTGCCACGGAGCCTCCAAAGGGGATCACGCCCTTTTGTATGGGGGTGACCTGTTGGGTTCGGGCACGCTTCGAGACAAGGTGGAAGCGGACATGGCGGTTCACGACTCAGGCAGCGCGACGAGGGGACGGACGCTTCGGCGGGGCGGCCCAGGATTCGACAGGAACGGCGCCCTCGGTGGCGCGCTCGATGGCGACCGCCAGCTCTACGCTCGGCCCCCGGTCTCCCTTGGCGATCCTCCACACCCGCTGCCGGTCAGCACCGACGAGTGCGGCAAAGGCTGCGTAGGAGAGCTTTCGGTCGGCGAGGTACTTGGCGAGGACGGTCGGCTTGCTCATGCCGAACCATACTGGTGTCATATGACTACGTTGTCAAGTGACGCGGTAGCCCCGTGACAACTGGCGCCCACATACCATCTGGCGTGATGGCTCCCAAGACCACCGTGGACTTGAAGACCCGGCAGCGGATCGCAGCGAACATGCGGCTCCTGATGTGGGAGCAGAGATTCGACAGCGTCGCGGGGATGGCCGACGCCTTGGGGATGTCGCGGAGCGCGCTCGGTCGCTACCTGAAGGGCGAGCGGACTCCTGGGCTCGACGTCCTGCTCCTGGTGCATCGGAAACTTGGGGTGAGCCTCGACTATCTCTCCGACAGGGATCCTCCGCGTGAGTGGTTTGACGTAGAGTACACGCCACCGAAGAGGCGGTAGACGCCCACGCGGAGGCGGCCATGGCCCTGAAGAAGTGTCCCGAGTGCAGCGCCGACGTGAGTAGCTCCGCGAAGACGTGCCCTCACTGCGGAAAGAAGCTCCGCTCCGGGCTGCTCGCGACCGTCGCCGCGGTGTTCTTCGCCCTGATCGCGGTTTCGATGGTCGCGGGCACGGTGACTGGCAGCCAGATCAAGGAGACGGCGGCCGCAACGGAGGCGGCTCGCGTCGCGAAGTTGAGCCCCGAGCAGCTCGCCGCGGAGCAGGCCGCGAAGGAGAAGGAGAAGCGCACCACCTCGGCGCAGTATGCCTGCGAGAAGTTCGTACTGGCGTCGCTGCACGACCCCGACGGCGCGGCGCTCGACGACTTCTACACGTTCCCGGTTCGAGAGGAAAAGGGCGGCGTTTTCCTCGTCCAGGTCAAGGGCCGAGCCAAGAATGGATTCGGCGCGCTGCGTCAGGTGGTCGTGAACTGCCGGACCAAGTCGGACGGAAAGAACGGTTGGACCGCGGTGTCCGTGAAACAGCAGTAACGGCAGGGCTTTCGAAGGGCGCCAGACGGCCGAGACCGTCTGAGGAATGGCCCATTCTTCTCATGTCGGTGGGCCGTGTTACCGACGAAGAATGCCACCGAGCAAGCGTCCCATTACCGCGCGAGTCCGCACGCCCCGATCTGCGGACGAAGCTCTGCGGTCCAGGGACCTCCTCGCTGAGGCAGAGGCGGAGTCGGTCACCGCCATGCGGCAACTGAGCGTCGTCCTGGGGCGAGCCCGTCGCTCCCCTCCCGCTCTGGCCCAGGCGGCCGCGCAGGCCTCCTCCGCCCTGTCCTTCCTGTCGACGATGGCCGCTGCCCGCTCCCTGCGGGCGCGCCGGAAGTAGCACCCTCCCCTGCTGTCCTGGCCGGAGGCGCGGTCATCGTGGCGTCACTTGACAACGTGGTGTCATATGACTACTGTTCCCGCCATGCCCACCCCGACCCCTTCCGACTTCCGCCACGAGTGGCTCTGCCTCGCGTGGGAGACGGCGTGTTTCCTTGGACTGATCGCCACGCTCTTCGCTGCGCTTCGGTGGTCGCCGTGAGCGACCTCCCGATCCTGACGACGTCTCGCATGGCGTGCGCGCGGCGCTGCCAGAGAGAGCACCACATCGCCTATCACCTGGGGTACCGGCCGGCCGGTCTGGCTGAGACGCTGAGATTCGGGTTGCTCCTGCACCTCGGGCTGAACGCGTGGTTGCGCTCGAAGGCGGACCGGCTCGCCGACGCTCTCCAGGTCCTGGAGTTGGCGGAGGCAGACGAGTTCGACCGGGCGAAGGCGACGGCGCTCATGGTGGGCTACGACACCCGGTGGCTCGCCGACGCGGACCTCTACGAGGTGCTGGGAATCGAGGCGGAGTTCCTCGCGCCGCTGCGGAACCCGGTCACGGGCATGCCCTCTCGAACCTGGCAGCTGGGCGGCAAGCTCGACGGACTCGTTCGCGAGATCGCGACGGGTCGGCTCGGAGTGCTGGAGCACAAGTCGAGCACGGAGGACGTCGGGGTCGGCACCGATTACTGGCGGCGCCTTCGCATGGACCCACAGGTGTCGAATTACTACGCGGGCGGCGAAGTGCTGCTGGGTAGGCCCGTCGACTTCTGTATCTACGACGTGGTCAAGAAGCCCTTGCAGCGCCCCTCGGCGATCCCGCTCGTGGACGAGGCGGGCGCGAAGATCGTCCTCGACGCGTCCGGGCAGCGGGTGCGAACGAAGGACGGGAAGAAGTGGCGGGAGACAGCCGACGCCGCCGCCGGCTACGTCCTCCAGTCCCGACCCGAGACCGCGACGGAGTACCGGAACCGCCTGGTCGGCGTCATCGGCGAGAACCCGGCCGCCTTCTACGCCCGCGGCGAGGTCGTCCGGCTGGGCGGTGAGGTCGACGACGCGATCTTCGACGCGTGGCAGCTCGCGCAGCAGCTCCACGAGGCCAACAAGATCGGCCGGTGGCCCCGCAATCCGAACAGTTGCCTCCGGTACGGCCGGAGCTGCGCCTTCCTGCCGGTGTGCTCCGGGGAAGGCTCGCTCGACGACACCACCCAGTTCCGCAAGCTCGACGACGTCCACCCTGAACTGAACGGCGCGGCAGAGGCCGCGTAGGAGCTCCCATGGCACTCGTGACCCCGATGAAGCCCACCGCCGCGGCGGCCCGCGTGAACCGCATGACGCTCGCGAGCATCACGACGGGCGTCGTGCAGGCCCCCTACCGGCTCCTCGTCCATGGCAGGGATGGCGTTGGCAAGAGCACCTTCGGCGCAAGCGCCCCGAAGCCAATCTTCCTCGGAACCGAGGACGGCACCGGCCACCTGGACGTCGCCCGGTTCCCGGCGCCCGAGAGCTGGGAGGACGTGCTCGACGCGATCCGCGCGCTCACGGTCGACGCGGGCGGGTTCAAGACGCTCGTCGTAGACACGGTCGACTGGGCCGAGCCGCTCCTCTGGGCTCAGATCTGCAAGACCGCGAACGCCGACAGCATCGAGGAAGTCGGCGGAGGCTACGGGAAAGGGTTCACCGCCGCGGTCGACGGGTGGCGCGTCTTCCTGGCCGCGGTGGAACGCCTCCAGGCCGCTCGCGGTATGCACGTGATCCTGCTCGCCCACTCTGTGATCAAGAAGTTTGTGAACCCGGAGGGCGAGGACTACGAGCGGTACGTCGTCGCCATGCACGACAAGTCGGCGGCGCTCATGCGGCAGTGGGTGAAGGGCGTCTACTTCGCGCAGTTCGAGACGTTCGCGCAGGCGAAGAAGAAGGGCGAGCGCGTGAAGGGGATCTCTACCGGAGCGCGGGTCCTCTGCACCCAGCCGTCGGCCGCGTTCGACGCGAAGGATCGGTACTTCGTCCCGGACTCGCTCCCCCTCAACTGGGACGACTTCGAGGCGGCGGTGAAGGCAGCGGCGCCGACCAACCCCGAGGCGCTCCGCTCGGAGATCGAGCGCAAGGCCAAGGTCGTCGGCGGCGAGATCGAGTCGAAGGCTCTCAAGTTCCTGACGGAGAACACCACCAACGCGGCCGGGCTCGTGAAGCTGAACGACCGGCTGAATGCGCTCGTCGCCGAGAAGGCCGAGCAGGAGGCAAAGTAGTCATGGCGCAGATCCTGGAGCCCGGCGACTACCGGGCAAAGGCAGTCGAGGCGGCACTGGGGCGCTCGTCGAAGGGGACCGAGCAGGTGGCGGTACGGTTCTCGCTGCTCGACTTTCCGCAGCAGACGATCACCTGGTACGGCTACTTCTCGGAGAAGGCGTTCGAGATCAGCATGCGCGGGCTGCGCGCGGCGGGGTTCACGGGCGACAACCTGGCCGACCTGTCGTCGCTCCGGGAGGAGGTATCCCCCGAGGTGGTGCTCGTCATAGATCACGACGAGTACAACGGGAAGGTCCGGCCGCGGGTCCAGTTCATCAACGGCGCGGGCGGCATGGCGGTGAAGGACGCGCTCGACGAGGCGGAGGCGAAGACCTTCGCGGCCCGGATGAAGGGCAAGGTGGTGGCGTTCGACAAGGCGGTCGGCGCTCCGAAGGCCGTGGTCGCGGCGCAGGCTCCGGCGAAGGCGAACGGGAGGACAGCTCCTGCGCCCCGTCGAGCAGGCCCGGCGCAGAGCGACGGCGTCCCCCAGGACGTGATTGACGCGCAGGCGGCTGAGAACGTCTCCGACGACATTCCGTTCTAGCCCATGACACTCACCCGAGACGAAACGCTGTGCGTGCGGGAGGCCGAAGAGCAGCGGACCCTCGCCATGCAGATGATCGACCGAGGCATGGACACCGTGATCCTCGCGCAACTCCTGGGCGCGGCGGGCGAGCTGTACTCCGAGGCCGGCGTGCTGCTGGCAAAGAGGGCGAAGGTTGAGGCTAAGAGAGCGAAGGTGGCGCCATGACGCTCCCCAGACTGGAAACGGCGACCGTCGCCGGGCTGCACGGCTCGCTGTGGGCGCGGCGGGAGGAGGCGAACCGGGCGCTCGCGTTCCTGGCGCAGGTCGAGCAGCTCGCGGAGACGACGAAGATGCTGGAGCCGCACGGGAAGGCGATGGCCGAGGCGGTGATGGACGCGAGAGACGCAGCGATCGAGAGCGTGCTCCTCTGGCGTTGCGCCACGATCGAACTGCGCCGCGCGGCCGAGGCAGAGGCGGGCAGGACCAGGAGGGCGGGGTAATGGCCTGGACAACCTGCGAGGAGCCCGGGTGCAACGCGCGAGTGACGGTGGGCCAGCACACGCGGTGCAGTCACCACCGGCCGAGGCCGCCCCGGACCGACCGGTACGAGAACCCGGCGAAGAGGGCGAAGGACCGGGCGACGAAGTGGCGGCGGCGAGCCGCGGCGGGGGTTCTGTGGGCCTGACATCCTCCGCGCCGTCGCCGTGGTCGCATCCACGCCTGTGCGTCTGCGTCGCCTGCTCCACCCGTCGCGAGACCGAACTCCGCGCGCAGTTGGAGCGCCTGAGCGACCGGATCGCTACCCAGGCCGAGATCATCGGCGTGTGGAGCGACCTGATCGACTCGCTGGAGAGCGAGATCGCGACCCTCCGCGCGCTCGCGCCCGCGAAGGAGGCACCGTGAGCCGTGAGGCCGTGCTGAACGAAACCATCGCCACCCTCCGCGCCCGCCTCGCCACCGTGGAGGCGGCGCTGCGAGATATCGACGTTCTCTGTATCCCTGGATATCCCATGATTCGCAAGATCGTCGCAGCCGCCCTCGCCGGGGACGCGCCGGGGGAGACGTACACGGTCGGGGGTGCGGACGGGATCACGCGGACGTTCACGAGGGACGCGCCACGGTGCGAGAGGTGCGGGGGCAGGGGGATGGAGTCCTGGCACGAATGTCCCTCATGCGGCGGCACCGGCCTCGCGCCTCCGGGGACGGGAGGGGGGACGTGACGCTCGACGAGTCCATCCGCCAGCTCGTGCGAGAGGAGGTCGAGGCGGCACTCCGCGGCCGCGCCCCCGACCGCCCCGCCGGCGAGTGGCTCACGACCGAGCAGGCAGCCGAGGAGTCAGGCGTTCAGCCCAAGACGGTGCGCGCCTGGGTCGCCGCCGGACTGCCCGCAACGCGCAGGGGCCGGCGGTTGGTGGTCAGCCGCGCCGCGCTCTCGGCCTGGCGCCAGGGACAGACGCCGGCCACTGGACTCGTGTCCACCTTGACCGGCTCTGGCGGGTGAGGCGACCTTGCCCGCCGTGGCCCTCCGACCGTGGCGTGGCTCTATCCTGTCGATCCGCGGCAGGCTCTACCTCCAAGTCCGAGATGGCGCAGGCCGCTGGCGACAGCGGGCGCTGAAGCTCGACGATACCCCCGCGAATCGGCTGATCGCCGAGGAGCGGATGGGCGAAGTCCGGGTACTGCTCAAGGCCCGGGAGGACGCGGGAGCGGGCGACGGCGCGGTGACCGTGCGCGCCTGGGGGACGAAGTGGCTGGCCGGGAGGAAGGCGTCCGTGCGCGACCACGACCACGACGGGACGCGCCTCCGGCTCCACGTCTACCCGGTCATCGGCTCCATGCCGCTCGACGAGGTGCGGCCGCGCCACCTGGTGGACCTGGTGAACCGGCTCCGGGCTGACGGCAAGGCGCCGCGCACCGTGCGGAACGTCTACAGCGTGGTGAAGGCGATGTTCCGGGACGCCCGGATCGCCGACGTGCTGACCGCCGCCGACCCGTGCATCCTGACTCACCGGCAGATGGGCAAGGTGAAGGACTCGCCCAAGTTCAGCCGCGCGGCCGCGGTCTTCACCGCCGACGAGCTGGCCGCCCTCGTCTTCGACCCGCGGGTGCCGGACGACCGCCGGGCCTGGTACGCGCTGCTCGGGGTCGGGATGCTCAGGACCGGCGAGGCGGCCGGGCTCCGGTGGGGCTCCGTCCAGCGGGCCGAGCCGCTCGGGCGCTTGGTGGTCTCCACCTCCTACGACCACGGGATGACGAAGACCGACGTGATCCGGTGGATGCCCATCCACCCCGCGCTCGCGTCCATCCTCGAGGCGTGGAGGCTCGGCGGCTGGGCCCGGACCTTCGGGCGCCCGCCGACCGACGACGACCTGGTGGTGCCCGTCCCCGCGCCCAAGAACCGCGGGCCGAGGAAGCTCGCGGGCTCCATGAGGGACCGCCACTGGGCCAGGAAGCGGATGGTGGCCGACTTCGCCGCGCTGGGACTGCGGCACCGCCGGGCGCACGACCTGCGCCGGACGGGGATCAGCCTCGCGCAGGACGGCGGGGCCGACTCCCGGGTGCTCCGGTGGGGCACGCACGCGCCGCCGGGCGAGACGATCGACGGGTACACGTCGCTCGCGTGGACGACCTTGTCACGGGCAGTCAGCATGATGCTGATGAGACCGGCCGCCGAACGGACATCGAAGGACACGGACCCAGGATAAGATGCCGGAAACAGGCGTCAAACGTACTTGCGAGCGCCCTTCTCCCGGGGTTCGATTCCCCGCGCCTCCATTAAATCCCCCAGGGATGTCAGCAAGTTCCGGGGGAGTCAGCACGAGTCAGCATGAAGCTGACGCATCCAGCGCCCGTCCCAGCCCCGCCCGCCCTCCACCCCTCTCCATGCCCGTCCCGCCCCGGCGCGTGGCCAGGACGGGCAGCGGCTGAGCCTGCCGGGCTACTCCGCGCACCTCGGGTGCTCCCGGGCGAGCGCGGAGTACAACTCGACGAGCTGGGGCTGCTTGTCGATCCCGTAGGCGTCGCCGTAGTCGAACGACCACGCGAAGGGCGCGAAGGCGTAGAGC